TTGCTACCTTTTAAAGTATAGTCATTATTAGCAGCATCCCTAGCAGCTAATACCATAGTCTGATCAAGGATCAACATATCCTTTAGTTGTGCAATACCTAGGTCAACTCCCTGTTCGGCATACATCAAGCCATTTGCGATAGAAGCTCTTAATGCCCCTGATTCAGCCATTACGCCTAGCACAGCCTTAGCTGATGACCTACCAGAAGTACCTCTTGCACGGATAGATCCAGCTGCTTTCATGCCGTCGATAATTGCTTTCTGAGCTTCTATCTGACTTTCACTACGTGCTTTACGTCGTTCAATTTCAAAGAAACCTAAATCTGCAGTGTATTTAGTTTCATTCCGCGCTTCACTAAAATCAGCTTGAACAAGTTTATTTTGTTTGTCTACCTTAAGTCCAGCTGTCGCATAGCTATATTCTAAAAGTGTGTCACTTTCATCAAACATAACCCCCAAAAGATCATCTTTTCTTTTTAGGTCTTGTTCTTCATATGCAGCATTTTCTGCAATTTTATTAAAAGCTAATTGATTAGCTGCTTGCTTGACTGATTGTTCGTAGACGCGAGTGGCTGTATCAAATTCATAATCCTGTCTTTGAACAGCTTGGTCGTAGGATTCTAGAATCTCTCGTTCTTGTAACTTTAGATTAGCCTCTTGATTCTCGATCGAGTTTTCATAGTTATCCCGTTGAAATTCATATTGTGCTTCTCTTTCTTTTTCGTATAGTCTATATTCTCCCTTTGCACGTTTGTAATTAGATCTTTCAGAGTCTAACCTTTCTTTGTTTCTGTTAGCAGCTTGAAATAGCTCCATTACTTCCTCCTATAGAATCTAGGTACATAGTTTCCTTCCCACATCATTGCGTTTACAGCAACAGGAAACGGTGAATTATTAAACATCCTTACTTTAAAATTTTCTGTTCGCTGATGTACAGGAAGTGTAAACACTGTTTCGTTGTCTAGTGGTACATCATTTGCTAAATAGTTGTTTGCTTCAATGACTGGATTTGTAAGAAACCATTCATCGATGTACATCTTGATTACTGAATCAGGTGCTGGTGCAGAACTAAATACAATAGTTGTAGCGTTACTAAAGCTAAATGCTGTAGTAGCAATACCATTAACTGTAATTTTTACATCACTGCTATCTTCATAATCTAGATCTCGTTTATTAAATGGGAAGGTAGTTGTAGTCCCATCACCGGTAAAAGTAATACTGTATGGAATTCTTCCCTGTTGTTTTACTTTAAAGCTCATGTTACCAGAGAGTCCTACAGAGAACTTCATCCTTGCAATGGCTAAACTTGCAGTAAAATCTGAGCTCTTTTCGTCAGGTCGATAGTATGTAGTAGGTAGTTCTACATCGAAATTATACTTAAATCCTACGATGACATCACTGGCAATGCTAGTAAGGTTTTTTCTAGGGACAATAAAGTATGACCCCGTACTGTCGGTACTTCGCTCTGGAGTAATGGTGAATCCTGATTCAACAAACGATCCAGCACTTGTATTACCCTTAATAATAAGAGCAGGTGTAAGGTCTGCTACGTTGTTATAAGGCAAGTAGCATTTAGATAAATTATTAGTTGTGTCATATACAACGCTAGATGCAGTTGCATATAAATCCATGCAAGGATTAACTCTTTGCCCTTTATTGTTAACAATGATAGCTTGCTCAGGACTTTGACTTAATGCAGCCTTTAGCAGTACTACCTGATTTCCTTGCTTAGTTACTGCATACATGTCATCTGAGTCAATGCTCATGAATTGTGTAACACCAGGCATCACCCAACTTGTCCAAGACTCCATTAAGTTCTTTTCACCATCAGTGTAGTATCTAAAAATAAATACTTCTTTTTCTGATTGTGAAGACAACGCAATCATAGAGTTTTGTGGACTGGCAATTAAATGATCAATGTTAGGTGAAATCCATTCCTTAACTACACGCGATAGATCAAGTACTTGCGGGTTCTGTTGCTGTCCCTTGGTTACCATACTGAAGACTCTGGTATAACCTGGAGTCTTACTGATGAAGTTAATGTTAGTACCTACATCAACTGGATCAACAGTGTTATCCATCTCAAAATTAGAGATAGCTCTGATTGTTGCCAAAGCTGGTGTGAGTACTCCACTATCAGAAAACAAGATAAATTGCTGACGTGCAGAAAATAAGATTACACCCTGTGCTGTTGGTAGTACTGCATAAAGTGACGTAGGAATAATTGAAGAACAACTGATGTCTACAGGATCTGAATCGAGTGTTGCCTGAGCTGTCTCAAAGTAAAAGTTATAGTACTTACCAGAACGGCTCATACAAACATTATCCTTTGACAGAAAACCTAACCTGTTGTTATGAAAGAAACCTGCTGAGATTTTCTCACCAACAAAGCTTGGGTGACTATTAGTTATTTCATCACCTATTAACCTGTTATCGTAGCTAATCTGTTGGAATACAAAAGTATTTGTTGACAAGTTAATTAGTTCATGTGGCATGGTCGAGTTGTCCAAGCCTGGTGAAACACTTGGTGCTAATGTTTCTACCCAATGCCCTCTTCCTGTTGAACTATTATCAGCCTTAAATACAGCGTAGTAGTCGTCTGAATTAGTGATTGTATTTACAATTTTTACTGTATGACCATCATATGATTCAATAGGCAGAAGTCCAATACTAGATACTTCGTCTTGAAAAGCCGTGATTCCAGTGTTGGATAAACCACCCCTTACTTTTAATGTAAATGATGTTGGCGTTCCACTTACTACTCGCGATATGTCAAGGCTTGCTGTACCGTTTCTGGTTACTGTCCAAGTACCATTAAAATCTGCATTACTAGAGGATTGCTGTGCAGCAATGCCCGTTGTTATTGCATCTTTAATATTAGCACCAGCCTTTTCAGTGAGTACATCATCGAATGAAAAGTCAGTAGCATCTGCTGTTACTACAAATTCAACACCTTGAATATCTATGTAGTATTTAGCTTCAGGTATTGTACTTTCTAAAACGATAGTACCTTTACCATCAGTTGTAGCAGTTGGGGTTGCCTGAGTTGAAACAGTTACATTATTGTTAATTACAATTGTTGTATCCTGTACAGTTAACAGCTTGTAATTTAGTTTTGTACCTGAAAGGTATGCTTGTGCTCCAGTACCGTATGTAACAGTACAGGCTACACCAGTCACAGCATTCCAAATATAGATGTCTGTTCCTTTAATGCAACCAATGTAGATCTCATCATCATCTCTATTGATGTAGAACCATTTAGCATCATCATATGTTGTACCTGTTCCTAGGTTTGCAATATGTTTAAACCCAGGTCTTTTTGTAAGACCATATGTTGCATCAGGAAATCCGTTGTAGCACTCACGGACCTGACCGGGAAGCATTTTGTCGTCTGATTGTTTAGATACTCCACCAAGGTAGTTAGGTATCCGTTGAGTTACTGCTGGCATTTAACGATAAAGCGCGTTGTACGGTTTGTAGCTGTTGTATGTATTTGTTTTGCCAGGATGTCCAAAGAATGAGTAATCGCCTTGATTACATTCGTACTCCATAGCATTTGCTCGATTCTTCTCTTCCTTTTGTTGGAGCATTTGATATTGATTAGGGTCACCTACAATTCGACTCGATACTGTCGTAGCTGCTTTGCTAGTAATAAAATCAGCAATAGGTGTAGGGATATCTACCCAATCAAATAACCAAGTAATATCACAAGATACTTTCTTTGTGAATGTATATGTATGATTTGCTTTGTCGTATAATTTACCGCTTCGCCTGATTACATCGATCTGTGCATTAGCAGCGTTGTTAGCTGCATCAATCTGCAAGATGTTATTAGGGATTAATATTTCATTATTTGAATCAGGAGTCATGTCATAGTGATACTCCTTATTAAATGACCATCCTTCCGCCTGTACTTCCCGTGAGACTTCTAACAAAGTCTGATAGGCAATCGCAACGTCCGGGTTGGTTTGATCTAGGGTAGTCACAGGCGCTTGACCACATGACTGTAGTATTTGATTTACAGCTGG